AAGATTTCTAAAAACAACAGTATCGTTTGTTGATCTTTTATGAGAAGGTTCTGTAACAGTTACAATAGAAGAACTTGAAGTTAAACTAAATGGATTTCCAGGTAATAAATTTTCTGTTGCAGGTTCAACTCTTGCAGGTCTTGAATTCATTAAACCTTGAGGATCACCTGTAAATCTTGTTGGTTGAATCTGTGGTTGCTTTGGTTCAAATTCTGAGTTATGTACAAAACTACCATTCCATTCAGTAACCATTTCTCTATATGGAAATGCTAAACCTGACCTGTCAGATATTGCCTGTGCATATTTTCCTGTAGATAATTTTGCCATTAGACTCCCGGATAGTAAGTTTTAGGAGTAATAAAAGAACTTGATGAAGATCCATCTTCAGTTAAAGCTCTATTTAATTCATCCTCATATAACATTTTTAACATTTGAATTCTATCGGGTGCATATTTTATTGCTAAGTAATACGCAAGACCTGCAATCATGCAAGGTACAAATCTGTAAGGTACATCTGCATCATTAGTATAGTCTCCTGCATCTTGAATTCTTTTTACGTAATAAAAATTAAAAAATTTACCAGCTTGATCAGTTCCTGGTGTTAAATATAAAGTAACCGTAATCCTATCAATAAATCTTTGCACAAAATATTGTGTAGGTTGACCCGTAGAAGTTTTATTTGATAATGCTTGATAAGTTGATCTGCTAATTTTACTAAGGGGTGTATCTACATTAGAAGCATTTCTAAAACTAGCTTCTAAAACATCATCAACACCATAAACAGCTGTTGCATCTGATGTACCATCAGCTGTTGATCTAAACATTGTATATATTGCTTGATTATTAACTAATGTAATTGAGTTGTTTGCAATTTCCCAATAATGCAAACCTCTGTTACCCCATTCTTGAAAAATTATGTTTAAAGAACGTCTTGCACTTTTTAATTGATATCCTGAAACTCCTTGAATACCAATTCTTTCATAAGACTCTTCTACTATATCAGAAATAGAAAAACCTTTTTCAAAAATTGTAGTTCCAGAAGTAGTATTAGCCATGAGCTTACGCTCCAGTAATAGTTACTGTAACACTTCCGCCTGAGCCAGCTAAATTGTAAACAATACCATTTTCAAACTTGATACCTGAACCAGGAATATAAACTTCTAATCCTTCTTCTCCAAATTTATAAATAGCTACTGCTGTTCCTGGTGCTGCTGCATCTGCTGAATCATATAGAGTTAAAGTAGAACTTGCTATTCCTAAACCTTGAATAGAAGTAATTCTAGTTCTAGCTCCTCTTGCTAAAGTATCGGCTCCAACGACTGCCATATTTAATGTTTTCTGATCTGAATCCATATTTTCTCCTTAAAATTTATGTGGGGCCTAAACCCCACACTAATTAATTAGTTATTATACTGCTGTTGCGTCTTGTAAATTGTTCGCTTGTAAATATGTAAACGTAACAGTTACTTGACCTGTAGTTGCAGTACTTCCTGCAGATATAAGAGTTGCTATAATTTGTGTATCAGCACCAAATCTATCCGCTTCATCTAAAGATCCAGTAGCTAATGTAGTAGTTTCTCCTAAAGCTTTAACGTTAGTATTACCTATAAATTTAGTAGCAGCTCCAGTTTTTCCAACTGATACAGTTGCTGAAGTACCCGCATCACTTACTACTGCACATCTAAGTATAACTGTAAGTAGTTGTGAGTTTTTTGGTATTACACCTACGTTGTAAGTAGTTGTTCCTGCTGCGACTGCTGCATCAATCATTACTGATTGAGACATTACAACTTGACCTGTGTTTTTTATATTAGTACCAAGTATTATTCCTGTTGTGTTTGAAATCGTTCCCGCTTTTATAGGTCCCGAAAATGTAGTATTTGCCATGATATATTCTCCTAGTTAAATTCTACATAGTCTCTAGGCTGTCGACTATACTGCGTCCATGCAGAATATTAATTTATGTATAGTGAAAATATTATATGTTATTTTTAAGTAGAGTGCAAGAGATCCTACAGTGTGGAGTGGAATTTTTCCAACGATGTAGCTTTTGATTAAGTAGCTACTGAAACTTCAGGAGCAGAACCTTCAACATTGTTCTTTAAATGAGCAATTCTAGCTTCTTCAAGCTTGATATCTGTAATGATTTTTTTGACTATATCGTCAATTCTAACCATTTCAAGAGTATATCTATCTTCATTAATATGCTCTTGTTCCCACTTCAACTCCAAGGACCTTTTTTGTTTGTATAGGTCTTGTATCATCTATAACCTCCTCATAGGTTATTCTGTATTTACCGGAAACAAATACTTTAGCTCCGACATGTTCCCATTTTATAACATTTTCTCCTAGTTTGTCAACTATAGCTTGTTCAAGGGAACTTGCGTTATCTTTAGATAACACTTCAAATTTTGCGTAATGATCGTAAGCATTTATTATAACTGTAAATTTTTTCATGAAATTCCTTTCTACTTTTATAATGAGGCGGAACTGTGTCCGCCTCAAAATGTCTAATTATTATGCACCTGGTGATGCAAAAATACCTCTATAGTCAGATACACCAAATGAGTATCTTTCTCTAGCTTTGTATCTTACGTTACCAGTGTCGAAGTCACCTTCCATTGCAGTTTTAATTGAAGATCTGTCAAAGTACTTCATACCATTAGGTACATCAGTGATAAGATAGAATGCATCTGGATCAGTTAAAAAATTGTTCACTCTATAACCTTGAGGAACCATTCCCATTGATACAATTGCATTGATATCATTATCAGCAGTACCAACTCTACCTTGAGTCTTCATAAGTCTCTCGGCAGTGAACTGAAGTTCAGAAGGGATAACCATTTTAACACCTCTTGCAGCAATTTTTAGACCTCTTTCGTCTGTCATTGCAGCAATGTCAATTAATGATTGCTCTAGTGAAGTTTCGTTCAAGTCGGAAGCCGTTGCTAATGTGTTTGATACAGTTCCACTTACAGTTGGGTGGTTAGTTGCAAATAATGCAGAACCATCACCTGAAGTGAATGTACCGAAACCATTAATCAATGGTTGTACCGCCTTAACTTGTTTAGTGTTTGCCATAGATCTAGCTAACGCTTTTGTATATCTACTAGCAAGTCTGTCATACAAGTTATCCTCAATAGCTTCTTCAGTAATTGCAAAAGCAAGGGCCACAGTTTCATGTGTGTATCTTGCAGTGAAAGTTTCTTGAGCATTGTCAAAAACAACTCCACTTCCTTCTGGTTTAGTCTGAGCTGCAGCAAAACCTGATAACATTACTTCTTCTTCAAACGCTCTGTCTGAAGATTCAGTAGCATATATCTCTGCATGCTGATTCTCATATCTTTTGTATTCCAAGCCAAATAGTGCATTTAAACCTGGTTCTAGTTCTTTAACTAGTTGTCCTCTTGATATCGCCATTATATACCTACCGTTCCTTTTAAGAAATGTTCGTTAATAATAACTACTGCGTTAACGTTTGCAACGCCTGCAGCATTATTTTGTGGATCTTTCGAAATCCCGATCACTCTTAGTTGTGCTGTAGCAGTTTTTAGATCTGAATGATCTAATTCTACTTTTGATATATAGTTGGGTGTTGCACCAGCTGCATATACTATATCAGCATTTAGTCCTACTTCCGCTACTGTTAGTGCAGCGTCAGACTGTATTTCAAATCTCTCGTAAGGATCGTCAGAAACGAAACCTACAATATCAGTAGCTGTATTACTAGCTGCTAAGTGATTTGCCCATGTGGGTTTTTGGTTAGTTGCGTCAGTATAAAAAACACCATTAAGTGATCCTAGTAAAACAGCAGCTGCTGTTCCTACAATAATCTTACCAGTTGCCGCCATCATAATGGGGTCATTTTGGTAGATTGCTGCTGAACTTGCTGCTATGCTATACTCAGATAAACCTTGGTTGTCTCTATTCTGGCCAACTTTACCGATTGCTCTCAAACCGAAAGCATTATCTGCATTTATTATTGCCATTATATTTTCTCCTTTTGTGAGCTGTCTTTACAGACCTCCACTCACGGGTTTATTTTATTCGTTGGGTAGGAATCGTTAAAAAATTAACTTTTCTTTGAACCACCGAAGGTTACACGTGTTTGTCGATCAATATTGATCGGCATACTTGGGTGCTGCTCCTTCATAAGATCGTTGTCTACTGCTTCAACATTGTCCTGACCTTGTTTAACATAATATTCAGTCCGTTGTTGTGCAATCTCTTCCGGTACCCTTGTCAGCACAAGGCCTCCTACTCCGATTACCCCTTTGTATTTTCCATCATCCACAATTGGAAAGTCTGAGTTTGGATATTCATCAGCTCTTACAAGCTCGTATCCGGATCTAATTCTTCCAGTAACATTTTTAGTGTCTTGGAATCCCATAGATTCTACTCTGACCCATCTGTGTTTAAAACCTGTTGGTGCAGGGGGTGCATCTAAAGATGAAGGTGGAGTCCAATC